CGTCCTGCAACAGATTTAATTGTCTTTGCATTTGCCATTGTTGGGCCTGCTGCTGGGTCAACTGCTGGAGCAAACTTTACAGATGTACGGTAACGAGCACCCATACGTTCTGATTGTTCAGCAGTTCCTGCAGAAACATTTTTACGGTTTGCTTTTCCACCTGCTGTTGGGTCTGATGCTTGTGTGTTTTTCTTAGGCATAAGTGTGCCCTTTGCAGGTGCTGCACTTGGGGATGAAAAACCTACTGACTGACCAACGTAGCGACGTGCACTGTTAGCGTGCTCTGCAGAAGAAATTACTTCTTCTGGTGTCATATGATTTCTAGCCATGATTCTACCTTTTTCTTCATGATGATTTGAAGGTGCGCCCATGCGACGACGCATTGCGTGACCTATGTCTGTCCATCTTGCCATTGTGACTCCTTAATCTATATCCAAGGATAAGTCTTTATTAACCTGCTGTAATGGCGAATACAATGGCGGATATTTCTCCGTCACGAGATTCAATAGTTGTAAATCCAGGGATGCAAGAAAGGTCCATACCTCTTGGGGCCACATAACCACGGGCAATTGCGATTGCTTTAACTGCTTGGTTTACGGCTCCAGCACCGACAGCACGAAGTTTTACTTCTTTTTTGTCGTAAATTGCATGGGCGATTGCGGATGCAACACTCTGTGGATTTGAGCCAGCACTCACTCGGAGGAATGGCTCTTCAGCAGAAACTGCTTCTGGTGTGTTAGTCAATTGTTAGTCCTTTAGTTCGGTTTGGTGTGCCACTCCTGAACTAAAGGATAAGGCTAAATAGCTGGTTGGTCTCTGTATTTAGGGTCTGACATTTGTTCCACAACAGCCTTCTCTATCTCGTTTATATGGGTTTTAGAGGCTAATCGTGCCAGTGCGTATGCATCCGCTGCGTTGTCATCGCTAAATTCCATACCCCAACGCTTGTATATCTGTAACAACATCTCTTGTTTTTTTGCGTTTCCTTTACCTGCTGCATACTTTTTTAATGTCATTGGAGGAACTTTAAGGGGGTACTTTCTTGCGTCTTCAAAGAAATCGTAAATTGCCAATCTAACACACGCCGATAATTCTCCAAGAACTAACGCTGCTTGTGACTGAAGAACGGTTCCTTCCATTGCAATATCTACAATATCTAGTTCTAACTCTTCTTCTATGTAGTTCATACTGTCAATTAGCCACGTACGAATATCTACCAATCTTTCAATGCCAAAATAAATAGACTTGTATACCCACGTCAAATGTTTAGTTGGGTCTTCTACTGACATAACGGTTAACGCAAACCCCGTTAAAGATTGGTCAATTCCTAAAGTTACATCACCTTTTTTAGGCAATCCACCGTCAAATAACTTAGTTGGCATTGAGGGTAAACTCCATACGAGAACGAACTAGTGTTCGTAAATCTTCTAAAGTACCCTCGTTCTTTAAAATTTTATCTACAGGATAACCATCTAAATCACGTTCTGAAACGTGGTTGTTTACTGGTTCTATTCCTGGACGTTTAATACGCCAAAGTTGTCCATCCATTGATTTTATTTTGTCTGCTTCATTTACAAACCGTACATCAGTTACTACGTAGTTATTAACTATGTGGTCTAATGGGTGAGAGAAATTTAAAGCTTGATTAACCCAAAACAAATCTCCAAAAATTTTACGAGCACCAACACCAATTGACTGAAGTAAGTGACGTACTTCAGGCTGTGATTTTGCAACATCCCAACTATAAGTGTCTACAAGATGCTGTAAACGATTGCCGCCAACCTGTGGGTTAGTTTCGTAAAGAAAGTCTCTAATTTTGTCCGCAAACGCTACTCGTTGATACCCATAATCTTCTACCAAAATCTTTGCTACTTCGTCTTTACCTGAACGTGCATATCCTGATAGTCCAATAATCATGGGGTTCCATAGTCCTTTCGGAATGAGCGTTGGTCTGAAGTACGACGAGTAATCTCTCGTGATACTAACGTGATGTCACGTTCTTGGTTTTGCAGCATTACTTCCCACGCTTTACGTTGTACGTAGGATTGATGATGTCTGTCTTCTATGTCCTGTACTTCTACGTCCATTGAAATCTGTGCTTTAACAAGGGTAACTCTATCTCCCTTTTCTTTTGCACCCATCTTTTCAACTAGAAGTGATGCTACTTTTCTATCTAATTTCTTTTCCAATGTACGTTCTTGTATCTGTGCGTTTGCTAACTGAGTTGCAATGTAATCTGCCCATCCAGTAAGGACGGTAAACATCTCTGCTAACTGTTCACTGGAAAGAACTGTAATATCTGGTGGCAACTTAACCATTTCATAGGTAGGTTGTTTTGCCTTTAGTAACTGGTCGTGGACTGTTAAGGAATCAAGTTGCATGATTTACACCCTTCCTCTGGATTGAGGTTACATTCTGGCATAACGTCTGCTTTAACTGCTTTAATTACTTTTTCAGCTTTAAAGAAGATTCGGTCTACAATCTCATAATCTGCTTTAACAGTGAACTCTTTGTACGACTGGTCAGCTTTAAGTTCATACAAGAAAACAATTTCGTTTGGTGCTTCATCGCCAAACATACGCTTACCTAGCTCAAGATACATCTGTCCCTGAAGTAAGTGACTTCTAAATGGGCGTTTAATACTGTTAAACGCTTTAAAGATGTCTCCATTGTTATCTAAAAGAAGTTCTGGGGCTTCGTAACGGAATGTTCCTGCACCAACAGATTTGATTTCAATTAAGCAATCATTTCCAATTCCTTTAATCCACCCATCTGTATGGCCTGCAATACCAAGTTCGTCATCAATTAAGGTGACTTCCTTATACTCCATACGAGTATCGCCACATTTTTCGCAGACTGTAGGAGAAGTTCCAGTCACCGATGTGTGGCAATGCTTACATTCAAAACGACCATACAGATTACCCATTTCGTGGAACCAGTTTTGCCACTTATGGTGAATTGCGTGTCCTTCATCAAAGATAGATTGCAAACGTAGGTTTGGCTTCTCTTTCTTAGATACTCCACCTGTCATCAAGTAATACGAATACTTGTAACAGAAATCGTTTTTAATGAGTTCAGATGGATGTAAAACCGTTGTAGAACGGTCTTCTAAAGGACGGCGCATAAGGTGTCGCTCAATATCACCAAGTAGTCGTGGCTCACGCTTCTTAGCATCTAAAAAACGTTTTAGGTCGTGCTGTTGTAGTCGGGTCATTTATTAATCCTTGCTTAGTATGAATTCTTCTAGGGTCATTTTCTTACGGTAACTCTTTTGCCACTTGCGAATTAAAGCGTTCCTTTCACGGTGACTGAGTCCACCCCAAATGCCATGGGGTTCATCACGGCTAACCGCATCCCATAAACATTCTTTTCGAACTGGACAATGGTTCTTTTTATTTTCTCCAAAGCAATAAACTTTGGCTTTTGCAGCAATGATTCGGTACTGCTCTTTATCACGAGGAGGATAGAAGATGTCTTCGTCTTCCTGTGATTTAGGTGCAGCGCCTTTGCATTGGGCGTGCGACCACCATGGGTCTTCGTCGTTGTACATGTATTAGGCATCCTTTAGTTTCTCCCTCATTTCTAAGAAATCATGCTCGGAAAGAATCACGTAATTCTCTCCATCCAGATGAATGCCAAGTACTGGCATTCGTCCGTCAAGGATTGCCTCTCTCATAATCTTTTTGAGGACATCGGATTTTACAGTGCACTGTTTTTTACCAGTCCACTTGTGCTCAATCAAGAGGTCGCTTGACCGCACATCTCCTTTTCGTGACCAGAATGCTCCAGAGGCTGCAGTACGTGACCCGTTTACTTTTTTAGCTAAACGGTCCTCATGCTTTCTGGATTGCTTCTGTCCTTCTGTCTTCAAGTCTAGTTTCCTACTCTTCTTCTTCTATTAGTGCAGCAGGTGTGTCGTGGTTTTCTAAAACCTTCTTTTGCAAATCTTGCATAAAGTCAATTTCTTCCCGAATGCTTGCAATTACACTTTCAATACCTTGCCACTTACGTTCTCCGTAGTAAAACCATCCACCACGGCGTTCAATGTACCCCATAACTACTGCAAGACTAGCAATTTCTTTTGCAAAATCGTACTCTCCTGGGGCGCAGTTTCCACCCTCTGCAAAGTAGAAGTCAAAGTATGCAACACGCTGTGGTGGAGCAGTTTTGTTTTTAAGGGTCCTAACTTTAATTCTTTGACCAATTCTATTTTTATTACCACTTGGACCAATCTCAATCCATTCATCTCTACGCACTTCGCAACGAGTGAAAAATGCGTAATTCTTACCTTCTCCACCTGGTGTTGTTCTAGGGTCTCCATGCATTACTCCAATTTTCATACGATACTGGTTGATTATGAGACCTAATACTGGGCGTTCGTCTTCCGTAAGGCTACGTTTCATCGCTGTTCCAACAACACGGAAAAATTTATTGGTAAGAAGTGCGCCACGACCTACTGTTGCTTCGCTCATATCCTTTTCCATTTCTGGCATTGGAGATAATGCTGGCAATGAATCAATAACAATTGCGTCTACTGATTTTGATTCTGCAAATTGAATAACGGCTTGGTATGCCTCTTCCATAATAGAAGTTTCAATAACGATAATACGTTCCATATCTACGCCACACATTGCTGCGTACTCTGGAACCCACTGTTCTGCTGCTACCCATACTGTGGTGTAATCAGGATTTAATTTTTGGTTTGCTGCAATTGTTTTAAGCGCCAACGCAGTTTTGCCATGGGACGGTTCACCAACCAGTTCGTTCCATTGATTACCAGGAAACCCACCGCCCAGAACGTAGTCAAGAGTAGTAGAGCCGCTAGTAATACGAGGGATAATGTCAGAGCGGATATCAGACGCAAGAACGACAACGCCATCACCGAACTTCTTGTTGAGTTGTGCGAGTACTTTACGTGCTTCATCATTTATCACTGCTTAGTCCCATCTGAGTTATATCCTGGCGGCATTGGATTAAATCCACCTGTTGTGTTTCCTAATGCACCTTTTGCTGCACCCTCTACCTTAGCACCAGTTAGCGCTCCGTAACGAGAGCCCGATTGTTGCACTGGGTAACCACAGTCGTAACAGCGCAATGCAATTGTTTGGCTAGGAGACATATAGTTTCCACCACCACACTCAGGACACGATTGAGTTTGACTAACACTTTGAGCTTTTGATGGGGATGGTGCTTGTTGTTGTGGTGCTTGGTATTGCGTCATAGGTTGTTGCGAAGGTGGCATTGGGTTGTTGTTTACTCGTGGTGCAGGTTGAGGAGTGTTAGTCCCTAACTGCTTTGCCCACCAATCTGAATTACTCACTTTGCTTCTCCCCACTTATCTACGATATGTATGTCAGCAATCAAAGGGACAATAATCTCTGGAAGTTTTACGCCTTCCATTGAATCCCGAATTGCTTCGGCAGTCTCTTCTGCTAAATCTTCACGTGCAACTGTAACGAGTTCATCGTGCACAGTCAATACGACATTTACATCTGGTTCTGTAGTAAAACAGGAATGTGCACGAACTAACGCTAATTTCATCAAATCTGCAGCAGAACCTTGAATCATGGTATTAAATGCTTGTCTTTCTGCACGGAATTTGAGTCCATTTTCTGTACTTTTTAAGTCAGGTAGATAACGACGGCGACCCAACAAAGTTTCTACGTAAGGTATGTCGCCCTTGCCTCTAGCAATTCTAATAACTTTTGACTTGTACTTGATGATGTCGTGAAACTCTTCTGAAAATTGGTCAATTAATGCACGGGCTTCTTTTTCGGTGCAATCAATACTTCGTGCAATCTTTTCAGGTCCAACACCGTATGAAATTGCCAGAACTAACATCTTTCCAACCTTGCGCTCTACTCCCATAACGTCACCAATAGCGGTGTACATATCCTTACCTTTTCGGTAATACTCCAAAGCAACTGGGTCTTGTGACAAAGAAGCAATAATTCGTGGCTCAATCTGTGAGTAATCAGCAACGACTAACTTGTACCCTGGAGGTGCAACAAACAAGTTACGAATCAACTTGCCGTAATCTCCACTACTAGGAATGTTCTGTAGATTAGGGTCAGTACTAGAAAAACGTCCTGTTTCTGCTCCGTGTGATTTAAAGTTTGTATGTGCTCTACCGTTGATTAAAAGCGATTTCTTTTCAACAACACGGGACTTGCCTGCAGTTGTTCGAGTAATTTCTCCGCCAAGGTATGGCATAACATAAGTTGTCATTAACTTGTTTAAGTCTTGGTACTCAAT